ACCAAAAAAGTCAAGCCACGTGGCGCTGCGGCCACTTCAGCACCAGCCTTTGGGATTTTTGCGGTCGATATTTTTGTACCCTGACTGCATGCCGCTTTGGCCAAAGCTATGGATCCGCCACGGCTCTGACTCCAAATCAGAGATAAGAAAAGACAAGGCTTTCAATGCAAAAAAAACGTCAGCATTTTGTGTCAGGTCATCAATTGTTACCTTTGCGAGCTGACTTTTCATAGTGCCTTCGCCAATTTCGAGAGATGATGCCCAGTTCTTAACAAGCCCAATTGATCTCTCAAAATGTCCTGGAAATTTAGCCCGGCTTAAAGTTATGTAAGAGCTCTGGTGAAATCTGCTGAACTCATTGAAAAGATTGAGGTAGTCGCGATTCTCTCGCCTCAAATCCACAATCCAGTCAGAGCAGGAGAAGTCCTGGCTATCATTAAGCATTGCCTTGAAAAGTTCCATCGGCTGTTCTTCTGTCCTTTCTTGCAGCAACACCAATGGGCATTTTCCTTTTTTGTCGAATTGTTCCTTTTGGGCGAAAATGCAGCAATACCCCGGTGCAGTGGCGGTGGGCCAGATGAGGCATCCTTTGATTTCTGTGGCGAAGAAGATCTCATCTCCGCTTTTCAGCTGAATTGTTATGCTTGACCCTGTTCTCAACGCGCATCGATATTGTGTCATTAACTGAACTCCGGGAATAAAAGATTGGGTTTGAAGAACGTCAGGCATAAAGCGTCCGACCTGTCAGGCGATCGCTTTAATAGTTCTCGCATCGTTTCCTTTTTCATGACTCGAATTTTTCCGTTGGCGACTTCATACGTTGGAGTTTGGAGTTCCTCTATCAATATTTCGTCAGGAGGCAGCATAGCCCCGGGATCGGTGCGTAACCATTCCCTACAGGCCCACCACAATTGATCACGCAAAATATAGAATTCACCCATTTCAGTCTTTTGTGTAGGTGAAGACGCAACCTTGACAGGGTGTGCGGTACAGCCGCCCCGTTGCATGTGAGGGCCAACGCCGGCGCCTACGCCTGTGGCATCGACATTACAATGGGACACTTCACGTCCTTTATACTCGACTATTGCCCTGTCCCCGGTTACGACGGTGTCGACCCCAGACCAAACAATCAGCCTTTCAATAAAACCTCCATACCTGAAACAGGCACAAGTCGCGTCACTGCCAAATTCGCCAACGTCCAAGCCCATGACTGCGGAGGTTTCTTTTGGTGGGGTCTCTCCATGCTGCAAAACATACAGATCCCACCTCGACCTGGCCTTTGCGATCCAGTCTGTGGAGATAAGCTGTGTGCTTCCCTGTGTAGGATATTCACCCAAGACCATATACGAAAAGGCCGGTTCCATGATCTTATACCAGCCTGGTTTTAATGGTGCATATTCTTGACCGCTTTGGCTTTTGGCTGTGCACCCTTCCAGGAATGCAGGCAGTTCAAAACATTCGCCATCTACAGGCTCACCATAGGCCAAAGGCCTGGTCCATTCATTTATTCTCCGGACTGTGGTTTCCCTGGTAACGGCCCCCGGGATTTGATCTCTACCAGTAGTCACGTTGGGATGATCAAAGACAGATAGCTGTATTACATTGGCCCTGCCGTCTCTGATCATCCGGTACGCCTCGCCAACTTCAGCACGGGGATTGAACATGACAAGCAAGCGGGAATGCCCGCCAGACATACAACTCTCTATGCCCCTGTACACCTCGTCGGGTATGGCGTCCCCTTCATCTAAAATAAATAATAAATGTTTTGAATGCTTGCCCGAAAACTTCGCTTCTCTCTGCTCTGCTGTTCCCGAAGTAGGTATGGTAACCCCTGTGATGAACGACTGTGCGGATCTCTGAATGTGCAGGTTAGTAATCACATCTGCATCAAAAATTTTCGGGTGCTGCTCTGTGATAGATCCAATTTCACCCCAAAGAAGTTTCTTCAAGTTACTTTCCGGAGGTGCCGCGGCAGTGTAAACCTGGCTGTCCTTGAAAACTTTATAAAACCAGACAGCCACCCTGGCCGCCGCATGGGTTTTGCCGACTGCATTGGAAGACCGTGCTATAGTGATTGGGTAGTCCCGGACAGACTTCATAAGGTTCATGACCTCATGAGTGAAGGTTTCTCGCAGGATATCCTCACCAAAGCCAACAGGATCGTTTTGATATTGGCTGAATTCATCACTATTGCCCTGACCGAATTGCTTATCAATTGAATTGAATAGCTCTGCGTAGAGCTGATTTTTCAGAGAGTCTATTAATGATTGCATCCCTTACCTCTGGACTGGCTTCAGCTATAGCTGTCAAAACTTCTTGTTGAAACTCTTGAACGGCTTTCATGTCGTAAAGAGCCTGAAATATCTCAAGTTGTAATTTTAATTGGCCGCGGATCTCGGCCATGGTCTTCAGGGCAATCTCATGGGGATCCTTGAATTTGTATTCTTCAACGTAGTTGGGTTCTTCTCGGGTCCCAACGTTTACCATACGGGTGTTTCTTTCAAGAATCTGTATTGCTGCCTTATCGCCTTTGATCCACTTTATCAAATGATTGAGAAGCCAGGTCGCGTGACCATTGATTTGCTGAAGCTGTGATACAGAGTCAAGGCTTTTACCCACTACTCGATGGGCATTTTCAAGGGCCACATTCTTAATCACAGAAATTTTCAGTTCCTTCTTAGCTTTGGAAATCGCGCCCTCTGTAACCCCAAAAACTTGAGCAACTTCACGTTGAGATTTACCAGCGTTAAGCATCCGATTTAATTTAATTCTGTCTATTTTAGGCTTTGGCATCTGGTTAAGTCCTGGTTAATTTTTCTATAATCTTTACTAAACCCTCAAGTAGCATTTTGCAGCCCAGGATATTTAATTCGAAAAAGCTCGGCGATGAATGGATTAAATAATGTGATGTGTCCGTTGCCATATCATTTCTCCTTATTCTTAATTTTTAAAACTGGCACTTTATTCTGTGCCCGCCAATGTGCTTACAAATCCTATCTTGAACCCGTCGAATCTTATTTAATACAGGTTTCAGTACTGCTTCATCTTGTTTCAGAAAGAAATTTTTCAATTCTTGATTATCCTTGCATTCATAAAGTAGAACACCCCGGGGGATACCAAGACAAAACATATACACGTTAACCTGAAGGACGTGTTCATCTTTGGGCTGATGTAGGCCATAAAAGCCTCTTGCGTTAATGGACTTGATCTCAAGAACACCTTCATTATTGCTTATTTCAATGATACCGTCCGCATGTCCGCTAATCTCGTATTCCCCATTTGACACCGGAACTTCCGCCTGTTTTAAAATGCCTATTTCTTTTAGATAGTTTTGAAGCCGTTCATGGACTAACGCTCCGTTGTCAAAGATACGCAATACCCGGGATGGGAACTGTTCAGCATTGTCACCATTGAGGTATGCCTCAAACAGATAGTTTTCTGATTTATGCAATGATGAAGGGTGAAAGCAATGAGTAGCTCGTTCATCCTTCGGCCTTGCCTGCAAATACTCATCAATTTTCTGAATTAACATTATTTCCTCCATACCTTATCAACTATAATATCCACCACGACCGGAACAGATTTGATGAAATCCTTTCCGGCTCTGGTCATGCAATCGTTAACAATAGATTGAACCAATTCAATCCCGTCTTCTCTACATTCAATTACAATTTCATCATGAACCAGATTGACAATGTGTGCGTCGAGGTTTTTTAAGTCTTTACTTAGATAAAGAATTGCTCTTTTCAGGATATCCCCGCAAGTAGCCTGAATAGGACTATTCCGCCCTTTCCGTTCAAGGGATTTCTGAGTGGAAAAATCGTTAACCCGTTTGAAATACCGTTTCCGTCCGAGGGGTGTTGCAGAATAGCCTTGTGAAAACGCTTTCATTCCGAGTTCGTCTAACGTCCTTTTTACCTTTGGGTAGTGCTTAAAATATTTCTGTATAAAGCTTTGAGCGTCCTTTGAAGAAATGCCTAAACGTTTTGCAAGACCGGAAGACCCCATTCCATAACAAAGACCGAAATTGATCGTTTTTGCCACATTCCGGCTA